ATGCCCATGGAGGTAACATATGGATGGATGACAGTATTCTTAACTCAGTAAAAGACATGATAGCAGGAGGCGCTATTCACGAGCACTTCGATAACGAGCTAATCATGTGTATTAATTCAGTAATTGCCACACTTCGACAGATCGGCATAGGACCAGAAGAAGGATTCGCCATAGAAGACGCATCGGCTACTTGGAGCGATCTGATCGGAGACTCACAGAAGTTAGAACCAGTCAAGTCCTACGTGGCGTTTAAAGTTCGAATGATGTTCGATCCTCCAGCTAGCTCTGCAATCTCTGAGGCTATTAAGGAGAACATTAAGGAGCTTGAATGGCGTCTGGGCACTACTTACGAAATCGGTGTTTGACACCAGAAAGGAGGTAGTGCTATGAATGGACCTTGGGACATTATTGTTGCTGTTGTAGTTTCTGTCTTTGCTTCATCTGGCTTTTGGGCCTATCTGATGAATCACCAAAATAGAAATTCTGCAGAGCAGCAGCTAATTCTTGGAACCGGCTATTACTGTATATGCAATCTTGCAGGTCAGTACATCTCTCGCGGTTACATAACCAGACAGGAGTATGCAGATTTCGACAAGTATCTTTACGAGCCGTATAGAGCTCGTGGCGGCAATGGAACCGCTGAACGATTAAAAAAAGAACTAGACAATTTACCAATAAAGGAGGAGTAAACCAAAATGAGCCAAATTGTTATGGATCTAATTGTCGCACTTACATGTGGAGTAGTTACATGGGCCATCCAGACGGCCATTAAGCACGTTATCCCGTTCGTCGAGACAAAGCTTAAAGAGAGTCAGTATTCTTGGGCAGCCGACATAATTTCCAATGCTGTACGAGCTTATGAGCAGACAGTTTCCGGTCAGGGTATGGGCGAAGACAAGTTCCAGCTCGTTATGGAGTTCGTAAATCGAGAACTCAGTAAACTCGGAATCAAGCTCAGCGAAGAGCAGATCACAGTTCTCATTGAGTCGGCTGTTCAGGCCATGAATGCTGAGCAGATTGCGATCGAGGAAGCTCCTGATCCGAGCGAATTGATAAACAAGAACTTTTTTGCTCCATCGGAAGAGGAGTCTGAAACCGCTGATTCAGACATTGAAAACATTGTTGCTTGTGAAGATCTTTCCGGTGAGGAGATCGACAAGTTTAGACCTAGACCGAGAGAGAAGCACATCACCAATAATAGCAAAGGCGTAACTGTACGTAAGGAGTAACATATGAACGTTTGCACAACAGAACAAGAATACCTGGATCAGATTATTGAACCCGTCAGACGTTGTTGCAAACGTTACGGGTATCTGCCGTCTGTTCTCATCGCACAGTCTTGCCTTGAGAACGGCTACGGCATTCGGTCTTACTGGGACAACCCGCAGATCGAAGCTCTTATGAAGTACAACAACATGGTTGGCATTAAGTCTGAGCTTCTTAACAAGTCATGGGTTGACTGTGGTCTTTCAGTATGGCCCGGTAGGTCGATTACTAAGCGCACTCCGGAAGAATACAATGGTCGAATGGTCACCATTACAGATTCTTTTCGAGTCTACGACAACATTGAGCAGTCTTTTGCTGACTTCCTTTGCTTCATGACATGGGCTAGCAATTACGGCAAAGGCGGTGAACCAAAGTACGGACAGGAAGTTCTCGACTGCAAAGACCCATCGATACTAATCTCAAAGGTTAGTAGGCTTGGCTATGCTACCGGATCAACCTATCCATCTTCGGTTCTAAGGATTATTAAGGAACACAACCTTACCCAGTATGACAACCTCGATGGCGTGACGCCTACGATCTACTATCCGGCAGCAGCTGGTGGAAAGAAGGAAGAAATCAAAATGGCAGTAACGAAACCAGTAATCATTGACAGAGTGACTGTGAATCAGCATGAGGTTCCGGCTCACAACGCTAACACTCATAAATACCTCGCCATCCACTATCTTGGCGTTAACGGCGAGAATCCAGACCTCTATGGCGGTGGCTACGGAGGTCATTTCTATGTCTCCAAGACTGGTGTTTGCTATCAGGCAGCTCTGGTTACGGACAAACTGTGGCATGTAGGAGCTTCTTCCGGATTTCATTATATTCATCCGGATGCCAGAAACACTAACACTATCGGGATCGAGTGTGCAACGTACAGCTCGAACGGTAGATGGTATTTCACAGAGGCTACTCAGAAAGCTTGTGCCCATCTAGCTGCGTGGATCATGCAGACGTACAACATTCCGTTGTCGAATCTGTTGATGCACGGAGAGATCACAGATAAACATTGCCCGTCACCCTATATCGACAATCCGGGAGACGGGCCTAATTGGACTTGGAAGAAGTTCAAAGAAACAGTAGCCGCTTATCTTGGCGAGGGTGTTCCGGAAGAGGAAGGAGTTTACAAAGTGGAATTTAGGCAGATTCACAAAGGCGATAATAACGAGGACGTCGGCACTCTCCAGATTTGCTTGAGAGGTCGGGATTACAAGGGAGCTGATGGTCAGCCGATTAAGGTTGATAAAGACTTTGGTGAAAACACAGAGTTTGCTCTTCTTCAGTTCCAGCGCGATCACGGTCTCAAACCGGATGGCTGGTGTGGACCTCTTACCTGGCCTGTAGTCCTCGGTAAACAGAAGGAGTAATCAATGCTATCAAACACTGCTACTCCTAAGTATTACGGTCAGTTCAGAGAACGGGTAATTCGAGGTGAGATTCCGGTTTGTCGAGAAATTTCGATGGAGATGAATCGAATCGACGACCTGATCCGCGATCCTCGGTATTACTACGATGACTTGGCTGTAGAAGGTTGGATTAAGTATTGTGAGAACGAGCTTACACTGACCGACGGTAGAGATCTGGAGCTTCTGGATTCATTCAAGCTCTGGGGCGAGCAGTTGTTTGGATGGTATTACTTTTCTGAACGGTCTGTTTACGTTAGACATAAGAATTCAAAGGGTGGGCACTACATTCGCAAAGTCGAAAAGAAGAGGCTCACCCTTAAACAATACCTGATCGTTGCTCGTGGCGCTGCTAAGTCTATGTATGACTCTTGTGTTCAGTCGTTTGGACTTAACATCGATCCGGCCACTACACATCAGGTTACAACCGCTCCGACAATGAAGCAATCCGAAGAGGTTCTTTCGCCAATTCGGACTTCAATCGTCAGAGCACGAGGCCCGCTGTTCAAGTTCCTAACAGAAGGGTCTCTTCAGAACACAACCGGCTCGAAAGCTAATCGCCAGAAGCTTGCATCGACTAAGAAAGGAATCGAGAACTTCATTACCGGTTCTCTTCTTGAGATTCGACCTATGTCAATCGACAAACTTCAGGGTCTGAGATGCAAGTACGTTACGGTTGATGAGTGGCTTTCAGGCACAACGCGAGAAGATGTCATCTCAGCTCTTGAGCAGGGTGCTGCTAAGGGTGGTATGGACGACTACATGATTCTCGCAACCAGCTCCGAAGGATGTGTTCGTAACGGATGTGGCGACGACATCAAAATGGAGTTAATGAGCATCCTCAAAGGCGAATACTATGCGCCCCACATTTCAATCTGGTACTACAAACTTGACGATGTTAAAGAAGTAGCCGATCCAGACATGTGGTTGAAGGCCAATCCGAATCTTGGATTGACTGTTACGTACGACGCCTACCAGCGAGATGTAGAAAGAGCAGAGAACGCTCCGTCTGCACGAAACGATATTTTAGCAAAGCGTTTCGGAATCCCGATGGAAGGCTATACGTACTTCTTTACATACCAGGAGACACTCCCGCACAGACGGAGGAACTTCTGGAACATGCCGTGCGCACTTGGTCTTGACCTTTCACAGGGCGATGACTTCTGTGCTGCGACATTTCTATTCCCTCTATCTAGAGGCTACTTCGGTGTAAAAGTCCGAAGTTACATTTCTTCACGAACTCTCGATAAACTCCCCAAAGCTTTAAGAGAAAAGTACGGACTCTTCATGCAGGAAGGCAGTCTAGTTGTCTTGGAAGGTACCACTATCGACATGATGGAGGTTTACGACGATCTAGAACACTTCATTGAGGAATCTGGTTACGACGTACGTTGTCTTGGTTATGACCCGTACAACGCAAAGGAATTCATTCAGCGTTGGGAAGTTGAGAACGGACCCTTTGGAATCGAGAAAGTTCCTCAGGGCTTCAAGACAGAATCAGTACCACTTGGCGAACTGAAAGACATGGCTGAAGATCGACTCCTCCTATTCGACGAAGAGCTTATGACTTTCTGTATGGGCCACTGCATTGTACTTGAGGACACGAATGGTAATCGAAAGCTCCTGAAGAGACGTTATGAAGAAAAGATTGACAACGTGGCGGCAATGATGGACGCCTATGTTTCTTACAAAGTAAACAAGGAGATGTTCGAATGAGTTCATTAAGTCATCACGGAATTAAAGG